TCATATTATGTTCGTTCGTGTGACCCTCTTGGTCCGTGTTACATTCAGCGTGTAATTCCCGAAAGCAGTGCCGGTGTAGGTAATGGTCCCGCCCGCAGTGTTCACAATTATGACACACGTTGATGTGTAAATCGTTCCATTGCTGGCGTTAGTGATCGATGACACAGTGGTCCCAGCCGAATTACCAACATTGGCAAGGGCGGTTGCCCTCTGCCCCATATTGACGTAAAACGTGCCGGGCCCCCTAAAGGTGACCGTGGTGCTGGTGTCACTACCGGATACAGACACAATGGTCGGTCCCGAGTTGACGCTGCCAGTCCCCGTCTGTATGGTGGAAACGAGTCCAGAGGAGGCTTGCGGTTCATGGAAAGTGATGGTGTACCGTATGAAAATGTCGCCAACAGGGTTGGTCCCAGATCCGCCGTACGTGGCCACACCAATTTGCCCCAGGTCCAGTAATTTCGGATCAGCTGTGGCGCTATCGTCAGTAAATCTCTTCAACCCGTCAGTCGGAATGTTCAACGTCGCCTCTGCCCATGCACTGGTCTCTGTAAGGTGGGCCATGCTTGCTAGCTCCACCCTATCTGCCGGTTCTAGGTCTTGTGAGTCCTTGTCGAAATACATCGCCACTCGTCCAGTCTCTGTTGTTGAACAAAGAGGGACATACTGCAGCGACACATTACCAAAAGTATACTGGTCAAAGTTTGATGCTAACGTCTGCAACCAAGGGAAGAGGACGCCATTACTAGGGTTTACCCGGTAAATGTTGTCAGCGACTCCCTGATTCACAACCAATCCTGGTGAATTGTTCCACTGCCCCAACAACTCCCGATGGGAAATGGTGACAGATCCAACTCCTTTCCTAAACTTGGGCTTACTTCCCCGCACGATTCTTGCGACCGCGACAGGGGCAACAACTGCCCCCGACAAGGCGCCAGCCTGCGTGATACCTCTCCGTGTGCCGCCGTTGACCATAGCATTATAAGCTTGACGTGTCACCCAGCGCACCCCGTTCCAAAACATCTGTTTCCCTTTCTTGATCATCATTGTTCCAATCTGCATGACCACCTGCCCCCCAGCTGCCTTCATTGCTGGTGTAATAGCCAAATTTGGATTTCGTGATACGAGCGCCAT